ATATGTAGCAGCAGCAGGAGAATGGATAAAGATATTCCCAACCTTTGATGCGGAAACGCTGATTTGGGCTGGGGTTTAATAAAAGATATGTTGTATAATAGTGGAGAGGTAATCAAATATGTCATTAAAACGCTATAACGGAACTGAGTGGGTAGTCGTTGCAGGATCACGACCTGGCCCAACGGGAGCAACTGGACCACAGGGCCCAGCAGGAACTGCCGCAGCCGTATCTGTAGGAACAGTAACATCAGTTGCATCAGGTGCAAACGCAACAGTAACAAATTCAGGTACAGCAACAAATGCTGTTTTTAACTTTTCAATTCCACGGGGCGCATCAGTTACAGGCCCAGCAGGTGTTGCGGGCACAAGAGGTTCAAAGACATATACAGCACAATCAGTTCCACAAAATGCAGGATTAACAAATTTAATTGAAGGCGACAACTTTATTAATTTAAGTACTGGAGATTATTATATCTACAGCGCTTCAACAACAACATGGGTATTACAAGGTAACGTAAGAGGCCCACAAGGTATCCAGGGTCCAGCAGGAGTCCAGGGACCAGTTGGTCCGACAGGTCCAATTGGAGATGTAGTTGTGGCGGATATTGAAAGAAGAGTTTCAGCCTATGAATTAGATTCATTACTTAATCTAGGTATTTATTATCCAAAATATGCACTAACATCATCTTTGGCACAGATAAATGGTACAATTATGGCAACAAGTTTTATTTTCTAAGGGAGACTAACCAATATGGCAAGAAGAGCAATTAACGACCAAGGGATTATATTTTCCCCATCAACATCTACTATCACAATTCCAAGAGTAGTCTTAAGACAAAATCTTCTTTTGATCACAAATGTCACCCAGAATAAAATAATCTACAATTTTTCAGACCCTTCAATTGGTCTAGTAAGCCACTCTCTAAGCTCTAGTCAAAATGACCCATCAACTGTATTAGTTCTTGAATATAATACTGCATCAATGCAATCAACAGATAAACTTCAAATCATGGTTGATGAGCCATCTGAGACATATACACCAGCCCCAGATCAAACAGATGCAGTTGGAAAGTTCAAGACTTCTAATCCACAATCTTTGATTGACACCGACTTTGAATATGGTGTACAAGGATCTAAGTGGGAATCACTCTCTCTACAAAACAACTATCCAACATTCTTTTCAAGAAATACAGGCGGAAACTCATTAGATGTAATAAGCATCATTTCAGCAGGAGGAACGCCAAGATCAAGAATTGTTGTAACAACTGCAACCTCACACGGATTAAATAATGGAGATGTTGTAAGCGTTAATGAGTCTACAAGTCCATTAACAGACGGAACATTTCTTATTACAGTCATTGACTCAACTTCATTCTCATTTATTGCTAAAGGAAGTGTACCAAACTTAACTAACGTTCAAGATGGAACATTAACAACACTTTATGGTGGAGGAATATTTGATAATGCTCATATCCCAGGTGGAATCACAGGCGCTCTAAATACCTGGGCTGCAACATCAGATGGAGCAGCTCTTTCAAGAGTTGACGTTGTTACTACAAACCCTCACGGACTTTATCCAGGAACACCAATATTAGTTTCAGCTCCTTCAGGAAGCACAATTAATGGAAGCTTTTTAATTGATAGAGTTACAACACCAAATTCATTTTCATTTATTACACAGGGTCAAATTCCAGTAGGAGCTATTAGCACACTCGGAATTGGTCTTTATTGCAAGCCAGAAGGGTATGTAGAGCATAGACCATTTGATGGAGGAGTTATTCTATCAACTGGAAACAACGTATGTGGAACACAAACACTAAGACAAACACGTCAATACTTTAGGTATCAGTCAGGTAAGTCAATTACATTCTCAACAGGAACAAAATTTACTCCTTCATTTGATATATCTTATATTGCATCATCAAGTACGGCAATTGGGTCAAATACAATTACAATTAGAGTATTAACAAGACCATAACCTGCAGGCAGGCGCAACAATTAAAATTGAAGGAATTGAAGTAGTAGGAGCATATAATCCTTATAATGGTTTGTTCACTATTAATTCAGTGCCAGATTCAAACACAATTACAGTACAAAAAACATTTACATCTGCTATTAGCGCAATTGATCAATTGCCAGGTGGAGTTAACTCATTCGTAACAGCATATCAATGGAAGGGCTCTGCAACAAGAGCAGGTCTATACGATGATCAAAATGGTTTTTATTTTGAATATGATGGAGCAACATTGTATGCAGTAAGACGATTCTCAAACAAAGAACTATTTGGAAAGATTACAGCAACACAATATTCAAATGTTATAACTGGAGTAGACACTAGATTTAGAAAGCAACTTCTTGTTGGAGATCTAATTGTAATTAGAGGACAATCATATAGAGTTATTCAAATTAACTCTGATATATCTTTAAATATTGCTCCAGCATATAGAGGACCAAGCATTACTGGATCACCTTATCTTAAAACACAAGTTCAAAAAATTCCACAATCACAATGGAATATTGACACAGTAGATGGATCAGGTCCTTCAGGATATACTTTAGACATAGCAAAGATGCAAATGACATTTATTGATTATTCATGGTATGGCGCAGGAACAATTAGATTTGGATTAAGAGGTACTGACGGTAATATTATGTGGTGCCACAAGATGGTTCAAAATAATATTAATACCGCCGCATACATGCGATCAGGTAACTTGCCAGCAAGATATGAAACAATTAATGAGCCACTAAACTCTGCAAAATTAATTTCAGGCGGATCAGGACTAAGTGGATCAACACTATTCCCTCAAGATACAGTAATTTATGTTAATGACGTGAGTTTCTGGCCATCAAAAGGATATTTAAGAATTGCAGATGGAGCTAACTTTGAAATTTGTGAGTATACATCAATTGGTGCATATAATCCAACAATTCAAGCAACAGCTGTAAACATTGTAAGAAGAGTAGCTCAACCACTAGTTTATGGTGGACAGTCAATGAATCTATTTGGAACATCTATTCAGGCAAATTTTGTTCCAGACTCAACAATACCTGGAGGATCTGGAACAGCACAAGTTTCAGTACAAACAATTTCTCAAAACTGTGCTCCAGTTATGTCACACTGGGGATCATCCGTAATTATGGATGGTGGATTTAATGATGATAAATCATTTATCTTCGTTGCTGGTATGCAGAAGTATCTTCAGGTCGGTGGATCTGGAACAATTTCAGCAACATTAACAAACCGTCAAGCTTCATCAGGTGTTGCAACAATGACAACATCGGGTACTCACACACTTGCAGCGGGTACAAATGTTACTATATCTGGTGTAAATGATATTTATACACCTACATTTAAACAGCTTACAAATAATATTGCAACAATTACAACAGGATCAGCACATCTATATACAGTAGGTCAATCAATTACCATTACTGGTGTAGATAGCGTATTCAATGGAACGTATACAGTTTCACTTGTTCCAAGCCCTACAACTTTCTCATTTAGCAAAGTTAATGCAAATATTGGATTCCAGGCAGTAACTGGAACACCAAGAACTCAAGGTTCAAGTAGATATAATGGTACATTTAATATTACATCTGTTGCTCCAACATCATTTACATATGCTTTAGCAGGTGCAGATGAAGCAGTTTCTGCAATTAACCCTAATGGTACTGCAGTTCAGACATTTGGAAGCACACCTACACCACGTCCGCTTGTTTCTATTAGACTAGCACCATCAGTAGATAATGGTCTAGCAAGAAACTTTGGTCTTCGTGAATTAGCAAACCGCATGCAGATGAAACTTGACTCAGTTGGCGTTCTTTCACAAGGACAGTTTATTATTGAAGGAATTCTAAATCCAGCAACAATGAACGGTGTTGTTATTCCTACAGAATGGGAAACAGTAAGAGTTGGTTCAGGTTCCCTCGCACAGGTAATTTACCATGACGGTACAGGTGTTAGAGGTACTGGAGCACCAGTTACATCTCCTACAAATACAGTTACTGGTGGAGATAGAATCTTTGCATTCTACACCGAAAACTCTGGTGGAACTAACTACTCAGTTACACACTTTGATGCTAAAAAGGTTCGAGATCTTTCAAACTCAATTCTTAATGGAAACGGATCTCAGACAAACCCATCATTCCCTAATGGGCCAGACATTTTAACAATTACAGCAACAAACCTTGGTTCAGGAGCCGCAAATATTCTTGCTAGAGTTTCTTGGACTGAAGCACAGGCTTAGGAGAAAAAATGCCAGATTATACAACACTATCAACGCAAGTTGAATTGTTTAAAACAAAAGTAAGCGCATTAGCATCTACAACACTAGATGCAAATGACCTAGTACTACTGGCTTCTGCTCTTGATACCCTAGCAAAGTCTATGGGCGTGAATGATATTTTAGAGATTACAACTGAAAGACTTGCCGCAATCACAACAGCAACAAATGCTGCTATATCAACAATTAATAACTCAACTAATGGCGCTAGAATAACAGCACTTGAAAATACTTCAGCAAGTTATGAAACAAGAATTTATGCAACTGAAAACTACGTTAATACAGCAGGTGGACAGATATCTGCTTTATCTTCAACAGTTACAGGTTTATCATCACTAGTTGCTGGAAAAATTCCAAATACTTGGACAAATATAACTTCTTCATATACAGCAGTTAGAGGAGATAGACTTCTTGTAACCCCAGCAGCAGGTCTTGTTATTACTTTGCCGTCTGCTCCCTCAATTGGAGATACAGTGGTTGTTGTTGATTCAGCGGGAACTTCACAAACAACAAACTTTACAATTGCAAGAAACGGAAGCCTAATAGCAGGCGTAGCTGAAGACCTAGTCTTTAACGTAAAAAGCAAAGCTGCAACTCTAGTCTTTTCAAATACATCTCAAGGATGGAGAGTAATGTAATGGCACTATTAAGCGATGTTATCGGAGACCAAGTAGGATCTCTCAATACATATAAGACTGGAAGGCTAGACCTTGGCTCTCGCTCAGGCGCAGTTAATCTAGACCTATCCCTATCAAATGATTTTACTTGCACAGTTACAGCAAACACAACATTTACTATTACAAATACACCTGCAACTGGAGTTGTTTCATTCTCTCTACAGTTAACTGGTGGAGGCGCATATACAATAACATTTGCAAATGCAAAATACCCAGGAGCTACAGCACCATCCCTCACTTCTGGAGGAATCGATGTTATAACATTTATTACATATGATAACGGAACAAACTGGCGAGGATCAATTGCAATGAAGGACTCAAGATAATGTACGCACAAGTTATAAATAAGCATATTACTCAAATTGTAAATGAGCAACAGCTAAGAGAGATGTATCCTTCAACACATTTCCCTTCACCAATTTTAGAATCACACCTTGAAGGCTTTGATAATTGGTATATATGTGAAGATGAAACAGAAACTCCATCATTCGATACAACTAAAAAGAAAGTTTCTTTTGAAAGAGTCCTTACTGGTAAAAAAGTTAAAGGCTCATATGTGCTTATTGATTTATCAAATGAAGAAAAAGCAGAAGTAATAGCAAATCAGTGGGGTCTAGTAAAATATCATAGAGATAACACTATTACCGCAACAGACTACTTAGTTATGCCAGATGTATTTTCTTCTTTTTCAGATTCAGATCAAGAAAAGATTATTGCATATAGACAATCTTTAAGAGATATTACAAAACAAACAAACCCATTTAATATCACCTGGCCCACATTAGGAATTGCTTCAGTCAAACTAAAATATACTGTGGAGGTTTAAATGCCATTTCCGCAAAATAGATATATGTCTGGTTCAGGTGGGCCCGTAGCATTTCTTTTGAGACAGATTATTACAAAAGGTTACGTGCTTGCTGGATATAGAAACAGCAGCCCGTGGACAAGCGTAAATGAAGTAACACACTCAACTGATACAACAATTGATTTAGGTAGTCCGCTAAATAACTCTACTGGATATCCTGGTGGAATGTCTGATGATACATTTGCCTATGTTCTTAAAGCCAATAATCAAGTTGGAGGATCAAGCTCGCAAACCAATCGTTACAATATGAGAACAAACACATCAATTATTGGTCCTTCCGCCCCATATGCAGTAGGAAATTCAGGAACGCTTATGCATCAAGAGCAAACTGTACGCATATGGTGCACCAGGCGAAGTAAATGTAGCAGCAATTATGAAGTTTAATTTCACAACACAGTCTTGGATGAATTCACTTGGCAAAAACTTTGGATCCAACTCTCAAACAATGTCATCTTTTTATCATGAAACAAAAGGTTTTCACTATGGAGATGATAATGGTGTTAAATTAACTTTTGCAACAGAAACTCAAGCTCAATCACCTTGCAATGGCGTTCACGGACAACAAAAAGGAATTTCTTCAAAGTTAACTACTCTATACGCAGGTAATGAGGGTAACTATGCAGGTGGAAACAACTTAAGAAGATTTAGTGTTGCTACTGAAACAAATATAGGAAATGTTGGAAAGCCAATTACAAATTGTGGTGAAGAAAATTTCGATATGGGACAAGCATGGCAATACATGCTTGGAAACTATAACGGAGAGCAAAATAACAGATCTTGGAGATTTAACTACGCTACAGATTCTGGCTTTGAAGGCGGCGGCACCATGCAGTCTAAGGGAGTTCCAGGCAGAAGTTCTGCCTACTCAGCACAACGTTCTTAATAGATAGGTAATAAAATGAGATATATAAACGATATAACGTCGGATGTTTCTGGCTATACAAAATCACAAAAAGATATTCTTCTTTATGCTACAAATAGACACTGGGGGGTTCCAGTATTTAAAATAGATAATTTTGTTGGTGGAGCGCAATTTACTCCATTTGGAAAACTTAGACAGCTTTTGCTTGAGCTAGGAGCAAGAGAGAATATGATTGTAGAGCAAGAGCTTAAAATAGAAAGAACTAGACTAGAAATTGATTTAGAAAAAGAAAGAATTAGTGCTTCTACTTCTCCTAACAGAAATTAAAATTCATGAGCTTAATATTAAAGAAAAAGAAAGAGTTCTGTTAAATCAAAAAAATAGTGTCAGCTTAGTATACGAAGAACGAGATAAGTATATGATGCTAATAGATAAATTTAACTCTTCTGATGAGGGTAGACTTTCTGACGGTAGACTGATTATGGATATAATTGGAGATCATGATGAAGAAGAAAGGCTTGAGGCAGAGCTTTGGGGAATTAGACTAGGAGCGCAAGCAGCTTACGACTTAATGTTTTATGGAAGAGTTAATGGCGGAAACATGGAGGCCATTGATCAATTGCCAAAAGAAGTTAGAGAAATAGCTCTTGAAACTGCAGTTGTTAAAGCTATAGAAACAAATAAACACCTAGATGCATTGCAAATAGAGACAAGAAAAAGATTAGAGCTTGCCGATTCAGAAAGTGGACTCTGGGAAGAAATTCAATGATTTACTTTTTATTTGATCCAGAAGATAAGACGGATCGCAATAACTATATTCAGCATGTAGGAGAATGGAGCAATCTACTGATTGGGTCGGTTGATGAAGGGCAAATGCTTTATCTAAAGCTACCTAATTTAGTTGTTGTTCCAAAAGAGGTTGCGCTGGCATACCAATTTGTTGGGAAGTACAAAGGCTATATAAAGCTTAGAGATAACACTTTGCATAAGGCTCAGCTAGGAGAAGGCCCTTTTGAGCAAGTAGGGGAAAAGTTTAAATATGTCTTGACAGAAGAAGATAAGAAAAACTCCTGTCTTTTTCAAAAAGCTGCAATGATGTTCATGCTAGAAAAATACTATTCAAATAAACTTTTGTTGTCAAAAAATACTCCTGATTTTTTAAAAGAAGACGGGTTTAAGTCTGAAGAATACCTTTTAAACAAAAAGAATGAAATATATCAAAAGATTATCTCTTGCCAAGACTGGGTAGAAGCTGGTATACTATTAAATAATCATTTTGGCGTTCATTATGATGCGGATACTTTATCAAAAATAGATTTGTAGGATAAATGTTTAGCGTACCACTAAACCCCAAGCTAACTGAAAATCAGTTAAATGAGTTTATTTCTTTTCTAAAAGAATATAAGTCATTTATATATGACTTTTATTTTACCTGTAGGGTATCTCCTTTTGACCAAGACGCCATGGGTGATGTATTTAACGGCGGAGAAGAAGACCATAATTATCTTATAGGCCTGGCCTTACATATTCAAAACGAGACTGGGGTAACCGCTTCTGCCGTTTTTAATAATATACAAGTTAGACCCTCTCAACAGAATTTAGATTTGTTTATAGAAAACTTTAGACCCGTATACGATTCGGGTATTAAGTCAGCAACAATACCTCATACACACTGGATGGCAACAGGACAAATAAAAAAGGCATTTCCAGATCTATTTGTAAAAAATACCATTCTCAGAAATGTGTCAGAGCCAAGGGACATAGAGCACCTTGCAAAAGCTGGATTTGATTATATTAATCTTGATAGAGATTTAATGCGTGATCACGAGAAGCTAAAGCGTTTTAAAAAAGCTAAATCTCAGTTCGGCGTTAAGATATCCTTGCTTGCCAATGAAGGGTGCTACGGCGGATGCGTAATGATGGATGAACATTATCAGTTCAATAATACTAGAACAGACGGACCTCAATATTTTAATGACCCAATAAGCAGAGTGTCTTGTCCAAAATGGGACCACGTAAGATTTTGCGGTTTCTTTGAAGACTGCCAATTTCCCGCCATGGCGTGAAGACTGGCAACAGTTTATTGATGAACTGGGTATTGATGTTATCAAGATGCACGGAAGAGAGTCTCACGTTAGATTAAAAGAAACAATGGACATTATTAAAAGGTACGCAAATAATGAAGAAATTCTATTTGACAGCTTTAATGATTTTATTGAAGAGACCAATATGGTAGATAAGCCAATAACCATTTGGCGTAATAAGATTAAAAATTGTAAATTTGATTGTTGGGATTGCGGCTACTG